ATAGCCAACGCCATACCAGCCATGCCCATACCATTACCCAACGCCCAATCAGCTAACTTCTTACTGTATTCTTGGCTTTTAGCATCTTGTGTATTAGTAAACTGTGGTGGTACAAGGTTTTCAAGACCTTTAGTAACATTAGATGCTACTCCAGTATATCTAGGATTGTTATTAAATAACTGACTGTAATCTTGACCAGCAGATTTTAAACCATTAACAATTTCTTCTAATGTCATCAACGATCCTCCCTGGCTTGGTATAATAAATTTCCAGTAAGTGTTGGATCAATATTTAAATAATCAAACATACCTTTTAACTTTTTAGATGTTTTTGTTACAGGTTTTGATAATAAACCAACACCATAAGCTGCTTCACCCATTAATCTAGGTGATTGTGCCATAAGCATAGGTACAGCCAATGGTGCGCCACCAACCGCATAACTTCCTATACCTGTTAATCCAGCATTTGCAAGACCTCTTGGAGTCCATGAGTTAAGTGCTTGACCTGCTATTGCAGAAGTAAGTTCATTCCTTCCTTGATCTTCTAAAGTTTTAAACAGATCAAGTCTATTTCCATAATTTGTATTAACATTATTACGCATTAAAGACTGTAGTTTACGCATCGCTGTATCTGGATTGCCAGACTGTTTTAATGAGAATGTACGGTCTATTTCATTGATTAAATCAGATGCCTGTGAATAATCCTTCATCACTTTTGAATAGGTTGGTGCTTGATTAGATATTTCATTCTTTACTGAATCATAAAGATTTTTAGCTACCATTCTTGCAGTCTTTTCTTCGTATGGAATAGACTCTTGTATTCCACCTATTCTTTGCTTAAGCGAATCAAGACCTATTGGCGTATGATATTCAGCAGGATCTAAATTTTTCCAGTTATTAATTTCATCAGCTATTTTACTAAAAGCAGTAAATGCAACATCATTCTTTGGTTTTCCTTTGAATGTTACCTTGTCATATGTATTTGCTAAAGTATTGTCTATCTTATTAAAATCTAATATTGATTTATCATTAGATATACCAGCTATTCCTTGTTGATATGCTTGTGCTTTTGTAGCACCCATATCAGCAACATTTTGTTTTGCCATATCTAAAACATCCTGCATAGGAACATTGCCCCGCATGTTTCCTAAGAATGTTTCAGCCATCTTTCCACCTTCAGTTCCTGCTCTAGCTGCTGTTTTTAAACTTTCTCCGCCTGTATGTGTTCCAACTCCACCAATCACATTTGCAAGACCTCTACCAAACGAAGGAGTTGCATTAACAGCAATAGATAAAGGATCAACAATGCGTCCTGCGCCTGCTACAATATTACCAACTTTAGTCAACGCTGGAATTTTTGAAGCTAAAGAACCACCACCTGTTAGCACTGTTGAAAAATCACCTAATACGCTTGCAGGATCAGATGCTAAAGCTTCTTTAAAGTTTTCCACATTACCATAGCGTGATTTATAAAAATCAACGACAGCGTTTAATTTAGCAGGATTATTGCGTGTGCTTTCTGGCATCATTTGAACAATAGCATCAGGAAGCACTTTCTGAAGCACAGCATTGCCTAAATCTAAAACACCTTGTGCTGTATCAACAGGATGTAAAACGCTAGACACAACGTCACCAGCTACGCCAACAGTAGATGATGGAAGATTGGAAACGCCTCTTGTTGCTACCTTTAACCATGATTGTGGTTTGTTTTCTTGCATGGTAGGTTTTAACGGCAGATCATACTTATCAGGAGATACCCAACCTTTGCCATTCCAAACATTACCGCCTAATGTATCACCAGCCTGTAGGCTGGCTTCTTCAACTTGCTTTCCACTATAATCAGTTCCTTGTGCAGCTAATTCTTTTGCAAACTTTGTGGCATGCTCTGTATCGCCTCTTTGTTGCGCTAGATAAAATGCTTTTTGTAAATCACCATAGGAACTCATTATTGATTCTCCATTAAGTATTGTTCAGCAGATTTTAAACCACCTCCTGTTGATGGAGAATATGATCCATAATCTGTTTTAGGTAAAAACTCTGGAGGTATTCCAAGTTTTAAACCTTCTATTGCAGTTCTTCTTGCATTAGCTTTTTGTTCCTGTATCTTTTTTGATTCATTTGGCTGTGGAAAATATTGTTTTACTCCACTTGCAAATTCAACATCACCAATAACAGCACCAGACTCAGGTCTTAATACAGAATTAAGGAATTGACGTTGAGCCTGTAAAACACGTTGGTCATTTTCACTTATAGCAGCATTAGCTATGTCACCTAAGATTGGTGTATTCTCTAAATATCTAGCACCTTTTACATAAGATGGATCATATTTAGTCCCAACTTCAGATAAAACCTTATCTGCTTGCATCATTCTTGTAACAAAGTCTAAATCTTTTCTTTGCCAATCTTTTAATTCAACTGGTGCAGGTGCTTTGCTAATAACACTAATAGCTCCTTGTGGATTAACTTGTGCAACATCTTTTTCATTAAGACCAATTTCTTTGTTTTGCGCTGGTGTTAATATATTACCCATAGCACCTGCAGCACCAGTATTAATATTAATTCCTCCATCTGCTTTGTACGGTTCGCCAACTGGTACAGGTTGGTTATTAGCATCAAGATAGAAATTAACTTTATAACCAGGTTTATTAGGAACACCCATAGAATGTAGAGCAGGTTGAGGAGTTGGTTTTGACAAGTTAGTCATCATATCAAAACCTTGAGATGCTAAAGCCTTATCAGGAAGACCAGCAAGACCAATAGCAAATTCTGGCATGGTTATTTGTCCACCCATTAATCCTGTTCCTTTAGTTGGCATTACTGCACCCCTAAATGGTATTGGAATATTATTACCAGCAGTTCCTTTAGTTCCAATCAATTCACGCAACTTTGCAAATGAATCTTCTTGTTGATTTTCTTGTCTTCTATTAGCAGAAACTTGAGCAATCTCACTTAAACTCGGAGGATTCCAGTATTGAGCTTGTTCAGGAACTTTTGCAACAGGTTGGTTGTTACTTTGCATTAGATATGAAAGCATCTCACCAAGACCTGAGCTTGAATTTTGTTGAGGTTGTTGTCGCTGGACAATATCACCTCTTAACATATCAACAATATTAAATGCCACTACGCACCTCCCATTAATCTTCTAAATAATGACATCATATCTTCGTTTGGATGAATAGCACCAGGCATTTGAGGCATAGTAGCTTGTGGAATACCTGTCTGTGGAAGCTGCGCTACACCAACAGAAGTCATTGGTTGTCTTTGTTGTTGAGGCTGTTGTTGTTGCATAACCTGTTGCATCATTTGATTATACATCGGATCGTTGGCTTGTCCTGCAACTAATCCAGCAGAAACATCTTGTGGTTGCGCCCATTTCTCCCAACTACGATTACTTTGTTTTTGTGCAGGAATGGTTGCTGTTGATCCTATTGTTGATGACATCATAGGATTAGTAGTTGTAGGTGATCCTGTTAATGCTTGATTTAATGAACTTTGTGGCAATACAGCACCTGCAACCTGTCCAGACATGGCATTGCCAGAACCTCCCATAGGATTCTTTCTTAGTAAATCAACAAGACTTCCACCGCCACTTAATAACTCCAATAAACTACCCATTACTTAGCACCTCCACCGCCACTCATACCCATAGCATTACTGTTCCCAGAACTGCTACCTGAATTAAGCACTGTTGGTGATCCTAAAGCATTTGCATAGTTACTAATGTTTTGCCACGGCATCATGCCAGGAGCAAAAGAACCCATACCAAGATTTTGCATATTCTGTCCCATACCTAAAGCACCAGTAGAAACGCCTTGCTGTTGACCTAACATGTTTGACATTAGTTGCTGTCTAGCAAGTGTTCCTTGATCTGCCTGTTGTGCAATGTTAAGTTTGTTTTGCAAGTCTTTATCAAAAGTATTATAACCAACATCTGCTAAATTCTTTTGCAGATTACTATTAATGTCATACATGCCTTGAGAAGTTGCTGTTCCATGTCTTGACCCACCAGACATTCCAGAAGCTGCTGCTCTTGCATCAAGATTAGAAAGCATATTTGCAGTTGCTCTATTGGCATCAGCAGCATAACCAGCTTTCATTGCATCAGCATAGGTATTACCCTGTCCACCCATCATCTGGGAATAGATGCTTTGTGTGTTAGTTGGAGCATTTAACGATTGCTGTAATGACTCAGAAAGTCTATTGGCATTATCCATATTTTGATATACACCACCACCTAACTGGTTTTGCCATGCTGGCATTGCAGCTTGGTTTGTTTGGTTAATGTAATCTTGCGCTCCACCCATTTGTTGATTAATGGTATTTCCAACATTACCATAAGTACCTGCTGCTGCATTGTACATCTTAGTAAGCGCGTCAGATTGCCACTTAGGTATTTTTTGTTGAAACTGACTTTGGTTGTTTGCGTTGCTTTGATTATAGCTTCCACCACCTGACATGACCTTCTCCTTATGCGAAAGTGTTGTTGAAGCCGTCTATCCATGCTTGGTAAGCAGGAACACTTGCATCAAATGGATTAGTACCGACAAGCAAGCCTGTTTGAGCTGCTCTACGTCCATCACCCCATGCTTCATTTAGTTTAAATGAGTTTTTATATATTTTTACAGACATGTTATTCCCCTAGTTTTAATCTAACTGTTGATGATATTTTTTCAAATCCTAATCCTTTAAGATACCTTAACCAACCATTTCTAACTGCACAACCTCTGACTTCTGTGCAGTTTAAGTCTTTTGCTATAGCTCTCATTACAAGCACATATTGTTCAAACCATGCACCCATTTCCTCACCACCAATGGCGTTAATATGGAGGACACGCAATCCTTCTGAAAGTTCTCTTACTTCTAAAGTATGAACTGCAACAATGTGTTCATTACGACAAATAAGAAGTGCCATATTGTTTCCTGACAATAGGACTCTTTTTATTCCTTCCTCAGTAAGCTCACCGTTTGATATTTCAATAGCCTTTTTAAGATGTGGAACAATCTTTTCCCACAATACTTCTACTAATGTTGGTGGTAATGCTACTATATTGTAATTATTCATTGTGCTACATAAGTCATTGTTACTACATTAGATGCAGTTGATGGTTTAGTTGGTGTTGAACTTGCAATATAAGATTGTATAGTTACGTTTGCACTTGTTGTAGACCATACAATTTCAACATATTGTCCTGCATTTAATCTTAAAAAGAAGTTCCAACCTTTAATATCATGAAATGGATCACCTACAGATTTACGAGCTGGCAGTCCAATAAGACCTGTTGAACCAACAACATCAACTCCATTTATTCTTAACCAGATAAAAACATCTTGTGGAGCATTATCAACATTTTGAAGCTGCGTACTGAATTGTATGTTATATAACCCTGCATAAGCAGCAGTTATTCTTGAACTGCTTACTATACTAACATTACTACTATAATCAGTAGTATTAAATGTCATTAGATTAGCAGTATTTGCAGTAACTGTATGAGTTAAAGTATCTGAAAATGCACCATAAGGAGCAGATGACATTGATGATAATGATGTCCAGCCGTAAGACGTGTATACCCATGCTCCTTCATAAGTAATATCTGGCAGTATTGCATTAGCAAAATAATAAATTTTACCTACATGCGGTTTTGCTGGTAATGCTGTTAATATATTAAGATTCCCTAAGTCATCAGCTTTATAATTAACAGCAGTAAGTTGTCTGACTAGATACTCTTTAAGTTCTGGTGTTGTTGTAAAAGGAGGTTGTTCCATTATTTACTACCTTCATAATATTTACCATTTGGTGCATGTAAGAACGTACCTTTCTTTTCCTTAGTATTAAAATAGGTAATCAAATCTTTTATTGGCGTATTTTGTAAATTAAATTGTGATGGTTCAAAACTCCATCTATCCATGCCACCTTTTAACCAATTACCACCCTGCATATCAGGTGCAGAATAAGGGCTAAATGTACTGAATGTTATGTGGTTAGGTAGTTTAAACTCATCTTTTAAATGACCACCATTATCTAAATAATCTTGTATTGATTTATATGGAGGAGGCACACCATACTTTTTAAGATAACTATCAAGCCCATAATCAGGATTTTCTGCTGTAGGTTTATCAATCTGACCAAGCAGTTGAGCTATTAATGTGCTATCCATTATCTAAGCCCATTAATTACATATTCTATATCCAAACCACTTAAAGTAAATGGCAGTAAACCCGTTGACTTGATGCGCCATGATAATAGCTTCCCAGTGGTTCTAATATCCACTTTACGCATGGTCTTAGGATTGAATAATACTTCAGGTTTCCAACGTACTGCACCACCTACAAAGTCTTGTGAGCCTAACTGTATGCTAACAGATTCGTTGGATGTTAAGTGTGGGTATACACTTTGTGTTGTTGTTACCACTTCCTGCCCTTCTAAGGCAAAACTAAGCCTTTCTAGCAACGTATTTTGAACAGTAGTGTTGTCGTCTAGTTCTAATGAAACAATCGCACTGTTGACGTTATTTGTACTGACAACAGTCTTAGAAAATACTGATGTTGAATCATATGTCCAAACCCTTGATGACGTATCCCATGTATCTGAAATATTATTCCATAGCAAAGGAACAGAAAGATTCACACCGAACGTAAGACCTGTTGTTGTGTTTGGTATATTACGAATTGAAGTAGTACCATCTACATAATTAAATATAAACGCAATATTAGGTAATTTATTTCCTACTTCTGGAATACAAAACCATATCTCTTTGGTAATAGGATTGGTTAAAGCAAATGAATTAGCAAAATAAGTTGTATCAATGTTGTTAGTTAATCGTGTTTTTAACTGTTTATTTAAAATAGACTGTATAGAGTTTCCATCATTAGATAATATATCGCCATCAGATAAAAAGTAATGTGATCCATTGGCTTCTGCTACACAGTTTTTAGCCAACAATCCATGATTAGTCGTTAATACTTGACGTTGCCAAATAAACTCTCCACCAACATAATTTAATATGTTAATTCCTCTTTCTGAATAAAGAATAAAACTATCTCTTAATGTTTTACCATCTACCAGTGCGCCCATGTCGCCACCAACAGATGCTTTCCCAGCTATGGCAGATAAGTCTGACTCGTCCCAAGTATAAGGTAGACCATTTACATCAGCAGGATTGCTCCAGCGGTAAGTTGATGGAAGTGTTGTTCCTCCTTCTGACAGATTAAGAGCAAATAAAAAGTCTTTATGCGATCTTATAACATTTGCGCTGTAACCTTTTGCTTGCCATGTATGAGTTGGATCAAAATTAAGAGGTTTAAGTATCTGTGCTGTTTGTTGTGGAGACCAATATTCTGGATAATGCTGTCTATTATTAACAATCGGAATACTTCCAAGCATACATCCCTGCCAATACAACTCTCCATCTGTACTAATACCAGGATAGCCAGTTGCAGAAGTTATCGCTGTCCATGCTGAACCGTTATATACCCATGCTGCTGACTGTCCCAATAATACATAAAAATTACCGCTTGCCACATTGACTGACATGATTAAACCTGCCTTAAAATTGGCTGGTGGTGTAGCCAATGTTTTAGACATGTTTGATGATTTAATCTTGTTATTTAAAAGCCTGTAATTTGTCCCGTAAGTAAATACTTCAGGAGGAAGATCACAAGGTTCTAAATCAAAATTAACATTTTGTAATCCTAAATTATTAATCTTTAATAATGGCATGAGAATTATTCCCACATAATATTCATAGTTCCACCATTAAAGGTGTCAGTTCCTGTTTGCATCCGTAGTTGCAGCTGAGTTATTGGCCCAGAAAAAGTTTTAACACCATTAACTATTAATCCAGTGCTAGTGTTGTACTGTAAAAGTCCAGAAATAATATATTGATTTCCAGAAAATTTTGTTATTACAAGTTGACCAGTATAAATATAAGTAGAAGAAGCACTATTAACTATATCCCATGAAGTTGTTGCACTTGCACCACCATCTGTTGTGTTAACTGATCCTACTTTTACAGTTGCTCCAAGATAACCTGTAGCCTCATAACTCCCTGCTCCTGCCCTAATAGCCGGTATGCCAGAACTTACTGTAGTAACACCCACAAGTAGAACGGTTATTCTTTTTGCCCAACTAGGAATACCTGTAAATGATACCGTTGCACCTGACGCTGTTTGTGCTGTTCCTGATATTAAAGGCGCATAAGTAGCCGTTGCTGAGTTGCCTGTGCAAGTTGCAGAGGTAGTAGCATTAACGGCATTGGTAGCATTAATAGCTGTTGCTGAGTTTCCTGTAAAACCAGTGTTATTAAACTGCCCTACAGTAGCACCATTACATCTAACATTCATTACACCATCAGATGCCCATGAAATTCCTGTGTCTTGTCCTGCATCAGAGTTAAACATAAACCCTGCGTCTGCAAGTAATGTTGTTCCTGATACATAACTATTTCCAACTACATGTAGTTTCTGAGCAGGACTAGCTGTGCCAATACCAACATTTCCAGAACCATCTGCATGTACATTAGCAACAAGGTTTCCAATACCACTATTGTGAAGTGAATTTAACTCAGCCTCTGTTGCTGTAATTGCTGTATTAAAACCAGTGCTAGTAGAGCCAGGAAACTGTGCCTGTAGCACTGACTTTATTAATCTTATATGGTCATCACCTTGATTGACTGGATCAGAGCTTGTTGGGTTTGATGTAATAAAACTTGATATGGTTGAGCCTGTTTCTAAACCCATAATAATTACCCTGGGAAAGTAGTTAAAGAAGTACCTGACCAAGTAGACTTGGAATCATTGTTTGTTATTTCACTTAATGCTTGATTAAATCTAGCATCCCACATAGTGGCTGAGTTTGCATCTTTTATGAAGCTATTAATCTCAACTAATAATCCAAAAATATAAGTATCTGGATTGGAGTCAGAAAGCCAGTTGGTTGTTATGCTAGTTGATAATGGTGGCAATGTTTGAAAGTAATCAATCTCTAGTGAATGAGTATTATCATAAAAAGGTTGTACATGAATATCTCCAGAAATAACGGTATAGCATGGAAATTGTGTTTCACCATTGTTAATAATGTTCGCCATCTGTTCTGGATTGACTTGCAACAAAGTTACTCTACTTTTTGAGTTATTATTATTAATAACCTTAATAGATCGCATAACAGAATAGTTGATTGGCAATGAATAATATTCAGTTGTGCTGCTCATTGGTGTTGTAGCTCTGCATGACATATCAAGCGTCATAAGAAGCCTATTAATACGAGCCTCAGTAACACGCATAAATAGATCCATGCGTGAGGTTACTTCGGTATCTTGCCGATCTGCGTAGCCCAGCGTTAAGTTTACAATGTCTGCATAATTCATTTTTTAATTCCAAGTTGCAGTTGGTGGTGTTTGTTTTGTCCATACTGATGAAGTATTATCGTCCTGACAAGTCCATACATCAACAAAATCCTCTCCTATCTCCCAGTTACCAATAAATATCTTTCTTCTTGATGTAAAGCCTACATATCCATATTCACCGTTAATGGCATATACTTTATAAGTTTTAAGCAAACTTGCATTATTGCCTGTGCAACTATAAACACCATTTAATGCTGTCAATGTTTGAGAGAAAACAGCGTTCATGCCTGTATAGGTGTAAACTCCATTCAGAGCAACTAGATTTCTAGTAACAAGCAAATCTGATGTTAATCCTATGTATGTATAGGATTTATTTTGTGTTACTAAATCAAGTCCAGCAAAAGGTAATTCTGAAAAAGCAATCGTCCTATTTACTGCGCTGGTTGCTGTTAAGTTTCTATTAACAAGTAAACTTGCGTTATTACCTATGTAATCATAAACGCCATTTAATGCAGTTATGCTTCTATTATTAAGAATATTAGCGTCTAATCCTGCGTATAAATAATTTCCATACGATGTTGTATTATGCTCAAAATCAGCAAGTGGAGATTGTGCAAAAGCAGTTAGCCCAAACATTATTTAGTTATCCCACAATTATTATCCACCACAAACTTTTGGCATAGTATAGCATACGCACTTATTTCGTCTGCTCGGTAGGCTTCAGACTTGAGAAAGCTTGTAAGTTCGTCTGAAAGTTCGTGTCTATCTTCAGTGGCTCCAGCAGTGGGGTTGGTACTATCACCTTTTGTTGCGGTGCAACTACTACTTTTCCTGCTGTTGTCGTACATGCGCACAGACTTAAAACTATCGTGCTGACTATTAATTGCATTGATTGCTGAGACATTAGCGTCCTCCAGTTCTTTATTAAGCTTCAAGGCTTCTGTATGGGCCTTATCCGCTTCTTCAGTTAGAGTCGCTAGTTGTATGTCAGCTTCTCGGTTCATAGTAGAGATGCTCTCTGCCATCTCTCTAATTTCTGCTTGTGATACTTTATAAGCAAAACCATATCCAGAGGCAAAACTCGCAACAATAATACCAACGAATAAGTATGGCATCAGTCTTTTAGTATCACACCTAAGCCACCAGCAACCCCGCCAGCGAGTAGTAATAATTGGTCTACAGGTTTACCTAGGAAAACAAATACACTTCCTATTACAGCAGTTGCAACCCATATGATACCTCGTTTAGTAGAGGCTTCAGACCATTCTATTTTCATTCTACTACTTCTTCTTTTGGTAACGCCTCAACTTGAGGTACAGCTTGTACCTTAATCTTCTCAACTAACTCTGCTACTTGCGCATAAGGTGCTTGACCCAGTGCTTGTAGGATAAGGTTAATTTCTTGTACGCTTAAGTTTAAATCAATCATTTTTATACAATCCAAGGTAGAGGTGGAGTGACGATAGTCGGGTTAATTTGTGCTTTAATTTGGTCAGCAACAGACTTTTCATAAGAGGCAACTTGTTCTGCGCCCAATGATGCTTGTGTCCAAGCAATAACTTCATCCAAAGTTAAGTCTACATAAGGTGTGTAGTCAGGTTTATCAGGATCAACTTCAAATGACGCTGTGCCGTACACTGAGCCTGTGTAAGTGCCGTCTGTTGCGCTGAGAGTCCAGTGGCTCGTTACCACATAATCAAGCATACC